AGACTTTGATCTTATTATTCATTTAACAAAAGAGTCGCTACATAAAGAAATACAATCGGCTATTAATTCTTCTTTTAATTGTGGTCATGTTAAATATTTAAAAGACAGAACCGCCAAAGGTTCTTTTTCTGTTGCCTTCAATAGCTATAACAGAGATATCATAGAAGCTATCAATGAAGATATAAATACTTTCTATAAAGATGTTATTGAGATGGTTGTTAAGGTAATGAAAGCAACAAAACGAGAAGACATTGTGGCAAAAGTCAAGGCATCGTGTAATGTTATATCATTTAAACTGGATTTTATTGCCAACACATACATGAAAAAAGCATTTAATTGTGCATATGCACTATCTGCTAAAGCCGATGGACTAAAGGAGCTGGATGTTAAATGTGGAGAAAAGGCATGTCGATTATGTCATTCTAAGGCGACAAAGCCTATTAGTTTAGACGATAATTTAATGCTTGCAGTTCCGCCTGTTCACGTTAATTGTTCCTGTTTCTTGTCTTTGCCTGAAAGAGAGGGATGAAATTGTCGAGAAAGCTAGCATACATAAAAGAAGACTTTCTTAATGGTAAGTTTGAACTAGAAGAAGCCAGAGCTACTTACGAGGATTTAATTAAGGGACCCGATGTTGTTCTCACTGAATCAGAGGGAAGATCATCGAAAGAATCGAAAAAGAAGAAACTCATTTCGGCTAAAATAGAAGCTATACATGCAGGTGCCACTAGAAACCACACATTCTACACTGTAGAAAAACTAAAAGGCGATATTAATTTACATAGTGGCGTATTTTCATGTATGCATCCATACCCAAAGCCAATACTTACTCACCACAATACATATAATGGTGATCCGATTGGAAGAATCAAAAGTGCATCTTTTGAAACAGACACAAAGGCTGGCAAGCCTGGCTTAGTAGTAGTAGCAGATATCACTGAAGCTGATGCTGCAGAAAAGGTCAAGGATAAAAGATATCTTACAGTTTCAATCGGTGCTCATACAGACTCAGTTACCTGTTCTATTTGTGGCACTGACATTCTAAACGATGGTCGTTGTGAACACTTTCGTGGAGATAAATATGATGGAGTCACATGTCAGTGGATGATTGGCAATTTATGGATAGATGAAATTTCATATGTTGACGTTCCATCATGTGAGACAGCAATGACTGTAGCAATAGAGTATAACTCAGAATCTGAGATGGAGGAGAGTAAGATGCCTACAGATAATTCAGTTGCTACGCCTGAATCAACATTTGAGAATGTTGACTCTGCAACAAATGCAGAAGCAACCCAAAATGTTGAGGAGAGCTTGCAAAATACAACTACAGAGCAAGAAGAGACAAAAGCTAAAGTAGCAGATCTAATTATTCCAGCTACAAGAGTAGAGGGCCTTGAAGATTTAATCAAGCAGACTGTTCTTCAATTAGTAAGCGAACATAGTGCTAACAATGAAGAAGAAACAGAAGAAGCTGATGACAAAGAGACAAAGGACCTTAAAGATCAAGTAGAACAACTCAATGCCTCTATTGCAAACTTGCAAGCAGAGAATAAGAAGTTACTAGAACAAAACGCTGAACTTACAGCTAAGCTTCATCAGAATCTAGCAGAGAAAGTTGTAGATTACAAAATCGCACTCAAGAAAATCTCTGCAGATCAAAGAGAAGAAGAGATTAAGCAGCATGTTTTAAGAACTGAAGAATCATTGAATGACGCACTAAATGATTTATTAAATGAATCAAAAGGTGTTAGTTCTACTACAACACCAAGAAAAGTTGAACAAATAACAAATCCAGGTGTTGCTCTTGAAGAAAAAGACAAGCAAAAAGAAACAAAGCAAGAAAGTCTTGTTGAATTAGAAGACGCAGTGAAATTTCTTTTCAGTCCAAAAAAGAAGTAATTGAAGGAGGAAATATAAATGGCATTATTTGAAGGCGCAAAGCCAGTAGCTAATTCCAGATCAAATTCTAGACTATCTGTATCTCAAGTTATGAGTCCTGCCGAGCGTTGGATCGCAGATCCAGACTTGCCAGAGTTGTTTGAGTATTCCTACGGTGGACCTGGTGATGTTGTTCTCTCCAAAGGAACAATCGTTGCTTTTACTGACGAGCTAAAAGACGACTATGAGACAGGTAGAAAAACATTCCCTATTACATATGCAAACGGAAGCAACAACCCTATCGGCGTATTGCCTTTTAACGTTTACAAAAAGCCTGATGACAGATTGCTTGGTAATCAGCCTGCTATCTTAACACATGAGTACATCGAGCTTCCTTACCTTGTTGGTATTGATAGTGTATACAACTTAGGTTCTGTTGGTGGATTTGAAGATCTTGTAGGGGATACCAACAAAGAAAAGTTAGCAGACCTAGCTACTAAAATGAATCAACTTGCTGTCCGCATGAAGATGAAATGGGGCTGCTTCTACGCAGAAGCAAACGAACCTGAATATGTTGTTAAACCTGGAGACTTTGTTGTGTCTGACCAGTTTGGTAAATTCATTAAGTTAGATCTTGAAACAGCTACAGTTAAAGACTTGGCTAGAGTCGTTGGTCAGGTTCTCGCTGTTGAGACTACTGATACTGGTATGCCACCTGCAGGATGGCTAAAATGGGTTACTCCTGTTGTTGAAACTGGTGAAAGAGCTGACGACGACAATAAACTCGCAGCACCAGATGCTAAAAACGGTTATGAGTTCGATCCTAACTACAAGTTCCCGCTAACTGGAGACTATCGTAGTCCTGGTCCATGGAAAGATTATCAAGGTATTCCTGGACTAACTGATGGTGCTGTATCTGGTCTTGGAGTAGGTATCCTACCTGGTTGGGACTTTAGCGGCTCTATCGGTGCTGTACGTATTGCTTTAAGATACTAATCTTAAGAATTTATATACAAGGAGGACAATAAAATGCCACAATTCATTGAAAAACTACAGCAGTTCGTTAATGAATCTAACAGCAATAGTCAAACAATTGCGTTAGACTTTAATAAAGAGAACAAGCCAAGCATTAAAGAGGCTTTGAGTACACCTGATGTATCAATCCTTATGCCTAGAGTTATTGCTGGCGTACTTCGTGACTCAGCTGAACCTATTTACATTGGCTCAAAATTATTGCAAGTTGTAAGACTAACAGAAGGCCGTTCAATCGAGTTCCCTGCCATTAGTGCAATGAGAGCATATGACGTTGCCGAAGGTCAAGAAATTCCTGAAGGCGACCTCGACTTCAATACATACAAGACGACCGAAGTAAGAATCGGCAAGTCTGGTATTAAAGTCAGAGTTACTGATGAAATGATCTCTGATTCACAATGGGATGTTATCGGAATCCTCTTGAAGAAAGCTGGCGAGGCTCTTGCCCGCCATAAAGAAGAAAAAATCTTCCGTGAGTTCTCACGCCATGGTCATACCGTTTTTGATAATGACATCACTGCAGTTACTCACCCTGATTTAACTCCTGAGCAAATTGATGCGGCTCATACAACTGGTCTTGACATTAATGCAGTTAAGAACAACACTCTATCCACAGAAGACTTTATTGATATGGTTATCACTCTCATGGCAAACAACATGACCCCAACTGATGTTTTAATGCATCCTCTATGCTGGTCAATCTTTGCTAAGAATGAGTATATTAATAAATTGCAACTTCCTGCACTTGGTGCAGATAACGGAGTTACATTGAATCCTAACGCTGTTGGTGGCAGAATTCCTTTTGCTCTCAACATGCAGTTCTCTCCATTCATTCCTTTTGACAGAGAAAATAAAAAGTTTGACATGTATGTTGTTGATAAGAACAACATTGGTATCCTTTTAGTAAAAGACGATATCAAAACCGAACAGTTCGATGATCCTGCTCGTGATATCCAAAACATCAAGATCGTAGAACGCTATGGCATTGGCATCTTGAATGAAGGCCGTGGCATTGCAGTTGCTAAGAACTTGAAGTTTGACAAGTCCTATGACTATCCAGAGCGTGTCATCCAAGTCAATTCTTAATAAGTATTAACGCAGTAACATATATCAGAGGGCA